TTGCTTATGGAACAGCAGTAGTAGTTACAGATAATGCACAAGGAGCTATTGAAGAATTATTAGTATCAGCAGTAAGTGGAAATGTTACCATTGCTGGCACACCTGCTGATGACGATTTAACTTATTTTAGAATTTTTAGGGATGTATCGGGTGATGCTATGTCTGGTGATGCCAGATTACACGGTATTAAATTATTTTATACTACAGATGCAAAGAATGACGCATAAGGAGATTAAATGTCTTTTGGATATCAGATTTTAGGATTTGGATCAGGTGTTGCTGCTGATGCATGGGTAGGTACATCTTATTATTTACTTCTAGCTGGCGGAGCTTCTGGCGGTGGTTCCCACTATGGTGGGGGCGGCGGTGGTGGAGGATATCGAACAAATTACGGTGGCACAGCAATCACTTTAGGAGAAGGAGTAACTTATACGATCACAGTCGGCACAGGTGGTGCCGCAATTACTGGTAGCGGTGCCCAAGGTTTTGGTGCACCAGGAAATAATAGTGTAATATCTGGTTCAGATATAACCACTGTTACTGCAACTGGTGGCGGTGGTGGAGGCTCTCATAATAACGATCCATCCGCACTGCCACAAACTGGCGGATGTGGAGGAGGCGGAGGAGGCTCCGATATATCTCCAAGCACCAATACTGGTGCCGCAGGAAATGCTGGAGGAGACGGTGGAAGTCCATCTATTCCTGAAGGATATGAAGGCGGAGATTACACGTTCTCTGGCAGTTCACCTAATGGTGCTTGCGGTGGAGGTGGAGGTACCTCTGAGGCTGGCGATGATGGAACCAATTCAGGCGGTGGAGACGGTGGAGACGGACAATCAAATTCAATAACAGGTTCCGCAGTCGTTTACGGTGGCGGTGGCGGAGGTGCTTCTAGAACACAAACATCTGGAACTCAAGGTTTTGGTGGTACTGGAGGACCAGGTGGTGACGGTGGTTATGCTGCTGGCGCTAATGGAACTGCTGGAGCCAATGAATTCGGTGCAGGTGGAGGAGGTTGTGATAATTTTGGTGGCTCTTATGACGAAAGCGGTGCTGGAGGGAATGGAATTGTTTTTATAAGAATGGCTACTTCTGATTATGATAAAGTTAGTAATGTAACAGGCACCCATACAGCAGCAGCAGATGGAGTTGATACTTATATCAAATGGACAGCAAGTCCAGCAACGTTGGTGACGTAAAGTGAAATATTTTGCAAAATTAGATAACAACAATGAAGTCATTGGATTTACTCATATTGGTGATGATCAAGCACCTACCGAGCAAGAAGGAATAAATTTTTTAAATCAGTCTTATAATCATTCTCTTTGGAAAGAATATACTAAAAACGGAAGTATACGAAAAAATGGCGCTGTCATAGGATATACCTATGATGAAGCTAGAGATGCTTTTATTCCGCCACAACCTTATCCGAGCTGGACATTACATGAAGAAAGTTGTACGTGGAAACCACCAACTCCTCATCCAGACTTACCACCCGAAAATGCACCCTTTTATAACTGGGACGAATCAACACTTTCTTGGGTGATCGTTGAATAAATATTTTTGTTTTCTTTTATTATAAATTTATATAAACACTAGATTAGTGTTAATATATAAAGAAGATACAAATATTTTAATAGACAATTTCACTATTAAGTTTTTACAAAAACAAACTTTAGAATAATTATGTATGAGATTATTTTATAAAAAAGATAAGGATCATAAAGATATTCTTACTGATAGGGTTAGTGGTCAACTTCAAGTAATGATGGAGTGGGAAAAACCATATATGGAAGCTTTAGTTAAAAAATTAAATCCTTCTGGTGATGTTTTGGAAATTGGATTTGGTTTAGGTTATTCTGCAAATGCTATACAGAAATATGATATTAATACACACACTATTATTGAATGTGATGCAGAAGTTCTGAAAAAATTACAGGGATGGGCTAAAAAACAAAAGCACAAAGTTATAATTATAGAAGGGTCATGGCAAAAAAAATTACCTAAGATTAACCGATGTTTTGATAGTTTTTTTATGGATGACTATCCTCTTGCGGAACATCCTGATCCAAAGGATATCAGAATATTCCATTTTTACTTTCATATCATGAAGAATAATGTCAATAAAAATGCCCGACTTACGTGGTTTTGTAGTCGACCTATTACCTGGCCATGTGGTATGTGGATGAAGTGGGATAGTGAAGCCTATGATATTATTATACCCGATAATGTTAAATATATCTCTAATGGAACTATTAATAAATTATATTTACCTTTAGTCACATTTACATGCAACAGTCCTATCTTAATACATCCAATGATTATTGAGAAATTTACTAAAAATCATGAAACTTCTTTGCGTAAAAAAGATAATTATGATATGCTAGGAATTAAATGTCCAAAGAAAGAACAATAGATAAAATTATTATTGTAGGAGGAGGTACAGCGGGATGGATGACAGCCTCTACTCTTATTAAATGTTTTCCTCGTAAGAAGATTTCTTTAATTGAAAGTCCTAATATTGCAACAGTAGGAGTAGGAGAAAGTACTCTTGCCCATATTAGAGGGTGGCAAGCTTTAGTAGGTATTAAAGATAAAGATTTTATAGCGGAATGTGATGCTACCTATAAACTTAGTATTAAGTTCACTGACTTTTATCAAAAAGGAGAAGCTTTTCATTATCCGTTTGGAACCCCTAATCTCTCGGGTAATCATTCATTATTGAATGATTGGTGGTTTAAGAAATTTTTATATCCTAAAACTCCCTATTCTGATTATGTAGACTGTTATTATCCTCAAATGGCATTGGTTAATGAGAATAAGTGTTTTTTAAATCTTCCATCAGTTTTACCAGGATTTGAATTTCATAAACATACAGCTTTTCAATTTGATGCTACCAAGTTTGGTTTATGGCTGAGAGATCATGTCTGTATTCCAGCAGGATTAAACCATATTAAAGAAGAAATTAAGACAATAGAGGAAGATCAAAATGGAATTAAAACTTTAAATAAAAAATATAAAGCTGATCTATTTATTGATTGCACAGGCTTTAAATCTTTACTATTGGAACAAACTCTTAACGAACCCTTCATCAATATGGATTCCACTCTTCCTAATAATAGTACATGGGCCACTAAAATTCCTTATACCAATAAAAAGAAACAGTTAGTAGGTTATACCAATTGCACTGCTGTTGAAAATGGATGGATATGGAACATTCCTCTATGGAGTCGTATGGGAAGTGGCTATGTTTATTCAGATAAGTTTATTAGTGATGAGGATGCTTTAAAAGAATTTCAAAAACACATCGGAACTACAGAATTAGAATTTAAAAAAATTAAATTTAGAACTGGGATTCATCAACGATTGTGGGTAAAAAACGTTTGTGCGATTGGACTTGCCGCAGGTTTTATAGAACCTTTAGAGAGTAATGGTCTGTTCTCAACACATGAATTTGTTTTTCAATTAGTTAGAACCTTACAAAGAAAATTTGTTTCACAATGGGATAAAGATGCCTTCACAGCAATATGCAAAAATGCTCATTATGTTTTTATGGAATTTGTAGCTATGCACTATTCTCTTTCTCATAGACAAGACACTCCATATTGGAAAGATAATTTTAATAAACAATGGTCAGAAGACATATTAAATTTGGTTCCTAATTCATATTCGGGATTTAATCATGCTATTCGTGATAGAGGAATTGAATACAGATTTACTAATCCTTTCGCGGGTATTCATTGTATTGCAGCAGGCATGCACTGGTCACCCACCGATATTCCATCTTTGATTAAATTAAATACAGAACCAGATATAGAGCACTGGAAAATCAAATGGACAAGAGCGGCTAGATTTTTCAATAAAAGAAGGGATCTTTGGAAAAGAGCGGTAAAAGATGCACCTATTATGCATGATTTTTTAAAGGAATACCACTATGAATCTTCAAAAAAGAAAAAATGATTTTTAATGAACCCAAATGGAAGTCTTATATTGTTACAAGTACGACGCCAGTATTTTCTCAAGAAGAATGTGAAGATATTATTAAAGTAGGAAATAGTCTTCCAGCAGAAGAGGCTACGATAGGACAAGGAAGAAAAAAAGACTACAAAAGGAGAAGAAGTAATATTTCATGGTTTCCTTTTGAAAGTATGCCACAAATATATAAAAAACTTTCATTTTGGGCCCAGAGAATCAATAACAATTTCTTTGGTTTTGATGACATCCAGATTGGGGAAAGGGCACAATTTACACGATATTCAAGTCGAGATCATTATGATTGGCATACGGACAGTGTGTTTAACATGGAAAAGGAGCCCACTGTTAGGAAAATATCAATGATAACTTTACTAAATGATCCTAAAGATTATACGGGTGGGGAATTGCAGATTCTGAATCAGAAAAAACTGTTTTCTTTAAAACAGGGATACGCTATTTTCTTTGCCAGTTTTATTGCACATAGACTTCTGCCTGTTAAAAAAGGAGTCAGAATATCAATGCCTGTTTGGTTTGGTGGACCACCATTAAGGTAACTTGAAACCAAGAAGTTTATATAGACGCAGTTGATTCTCTTATTAATCTAGCAGGAGGCAACTCCACCACAGAAGTCTCCTACTTTTAAACATTTGAATTCCCCTACAATCTGATATAAACCACAATAAATAGGTTTTAATATGCTACAAAAATTAAGATTTCAACCAGGATTCAACAAACAAGTTACTGCAACCGGCGGCGAAGGCCAGTGGATAGGTGGTGATTATGTCCGTTTTAGATATGCTTCACCTGAAAAAATAGGAGGCTGGGCCCAGCTTGGCGATCAAACGCTGACTGGAAGAAACACGGCTCTCCATCATTTTGTCAATGCCAGTGGAATTAAATACGCTGCATTAGGAACAAACAGAATTTTATATGTATACTCTGGAGGAGCTTTTTATGACATTACTCCCCTTAAAAGTACAACTACGTTAACCAACGCTTTTACAACAACTACCGATGATGCAACCGTTACAATCACTTTTTCATCTGATCATAATATTTCTAAATATGATATTATTTTATTAGATAATTTTACTGCTATCACCGACTCTGATTTTGCTGCTAGTGATTTTAACGATAAAACTTTTATGGTTACTACGGTGCCAACTTCTACAACCATTACTATTGAAATGCCTTCAGCAGAATCAGATTCAACAGGAGCAGACACATCCGGAGGCATAAGGGTCAAATATTACTATTCAATAGGTCCTGCCGTTGAAGCATCAGCAGCTGGTTGGGGACTTGGTCAATGGGGCGGTACTGTCGCTGGAGAATTTACTTCAACTTTGGACGGCGCTATTGATGCCGATGACACAAGTCTTACTTTAGCAAGTTCATCATCGATGCCTGCTTCAGGAACACTTTTAATTGACAGTGAGCGTATGACTTATTCAACGAATACGACAGGAACGAGTACTATATCAGGAATTACAAGAGCTACAGATAACACAACGGCTGCATCACACTCGGATGGAGCAACGGTTACCGATGCATCAGACTATACCAAATGGGGCGCTTCACAAACTGGAGACGTAATCACGGCTCCCGGTCTATGGCACCTGGACAATTTTGGAAATAAACTTATTGCAACAATCGTTGACGGTTCAACTTTTGAATGGGATTCTGATGCAGCAGGCGGAACATCCACGAGAGCAACCCTTCTTGCCAACGCTCCAACGGCTACAAGACAGACTTTAGTATCAACACCCGACAGACACTTACTTTTCTTTGGAACGGAAACGACGATTGGAACAACATCGACACAGGATGATATGTATATCAGATGGTCGGACCAGGAATCAATTGATGCATCAACTTCGTATGCGCCTTCAGCAATCAATACCGCCGGCACACAGAGACTGGCCGACGGAACACGGATCATAGCAGCTATTAGAGGACGTGATGCAATTTATGTCTGGACGGACAATGCCTTATTCATTATGAGATTTGTTGGCGCTCCTTTCGTATTTTCATTTCAACAAGTTGGAACAGTATTAATATCATCAAAAACATAATCTTCAACCAGGCACGCTAATGATTCTAGTTTACCAGTGTATCTGAAGAAACCATTCTCCGACATCCAGTAGGCAGAACCATCTACTTCAACCGCTGCGTTCTTTCCTATAAGACCACATCCAGTTCCAACTTGTTGAAATGAAAATACGAAAGGAGCGCCAACAAATCTCATGATAAATAAA